CAGCTTGGTGCTTGACGCTTGTTGCTTGCGGCTTGGCGCTTGACGCTTGCTGCTTGAGCTTCTCTTCTTTCTGAAATTTTTTCGCGCGCTGGCGCATCTCTTCGTAATATTTAGGATGTTTGAATACGTGCATTAGTGTTTACCGTATACAACCGCTTTTACTTCAGGGTCCCAGCATTGTCTACAGCTGCCGCACTTGCCGCTTTGATCAGGGGCGGGACAAGTCCGCGCTTCACCAGTCGTGACTCCTGACTCATGACTCCAGGCGCTGGACGCTGGACCGTCTATTTTAGATCTTGATAACCTTATCACCAGGTTTTCAGGGACCTCTTCAGGTGCTGGCAAGAACTGACGTTCTTGAGTTGGTAACCAGTGACGCGTATCAGGTGTTAACCTGCACACCTCCAAAATTTTTTGCATATGCTCGACTGATTGAACGTCTCCGGCGTCGTGCCATCTAAACCATTTTTGATTTTTAATTTTAGCGGCCATTGCCTGAACCCATAGCGGGTTGTCAATTGCTGACAGTCTTCTATATTGAGCTGCTTTAATTGCTGGATATCTTGTATAGTTGCCCTTCTTAGCGTAACAGCTAAAGCAGGGAGTGCCGGGGACCTGAGCAAGCTTCCATCCTGTCTTACACTCCCAGGCCGGCAGGCTATAAGACAGTCCAGGCATCTTAGACGTTTTTGTAAACGAGTCTGTTATTTTTAATGCTTCTTTTATTTTCATATATTCCTCCTGAATCTATTCTTAACACGTCGACCCGGTACAAAACATT